ATTATCAAATAGAAACTATCTATCTCCAATTGGATTTAAATTTATTGTCACTAAAGTTCCAAAGGCAGACTTCTTTTCAAACTCTGCATCAATACCTGGAATCAACTTAGGTTTTGCTCAACAACCGACATACTTAAGAGATATTCCTGTTCCTGGTGATAAGTTAAGTTATGAAGATTTTACTCTAAGATTTTTTGTAGATGAAAATTTAGAGAACTATCTTGAAGTTCATAAATGGTTAAGAGGATTGGGTTATCCAGATTCAATTGCAGAATTTGGACAACTTAAAAATGAAGACAAGTATATACAGGATCCTAGTGGTAGATCACCATACAATGAATATTCTGATGCAAGTCTTTTAATATATAATAGTAACTTTAATGTAATCGCAAAGGTCAATTTTAGAGATACTTTTCCTGTGGGATTATCTGCAATCAACTTTGATGCAACACAGGAAGATGTTAAATATGTCACGGCCGAGGCGACCTTTAAGTATTCTATATATGATATAGAAGTTACTACTTAATTTATGGATATTGATGAAATTCAAACATTATGGAAAGAAGACTCACAAATAGACGAAGACAATCTCCACGGTGAGTCAACAAGAATTCCCTCATTACATGCCAAATACCACCAGATCTTGAATAAAATGGTTCTCCTTAAAAAAATGGAGGAGACTAAATTTAAAATATCAAAAAAGGAAAAGTGGCAGTATTATACAGGTAAAGCAGACCCAGAAGTTTATATCGACAAACCATTTGACTATAAAGTCTTACGACAGGATGTCGATAAGTACATGGATGCTGATCCTGATTTAATCAAAATTTCTTCTAAGATCGAATACTATCAAGTTATGATTAGTTTCTTAGATAGTATCTTGAAGACGATAAACAATCGTACCTACCAGATTAAAAATGCAATTGAATGGCAGAAATTTATCAGAGGATATGACTGATATTATTATCAAAAAGAAAAATGAAGTATATGTTACCGTAAAAGCAGAACCAGCAATTTGTCAAGAACTATCAGATCTTTTTACATTTGATGTTCCAGGTGCAAAGTTCATGCCTCAATACCGCAATAAGTATTGGGATGGTAAGATAAGATTATTCTCTCCTGCCACTGGTGAGGTGTATGTTGGTCTTGTAGATAAGATCGCATCATGGGCAAAAAAAGCAGAGTATACTTTAGAATTTGAAAATAATGAATTCTATGGTTCTCCTTTTGAAGAGAATGAGATGATATCTCGTGAAGGAGTTCGTGAGTATATGACAAAGATCTCAAAGTATAAACCAAGAGATTATCAAGTAGACGCTGTATACGACGCATTAAGATATAATCGTAAACTATTAATATCACCAACTGCATCAGGTAAATCACTGATGATCTATTCTGTTGTAAGATACTTTGCAGAAAAAAATAAAAAGGTTCTTCTAGTTGTTCCGACTACATCTTTGGTTGAGCAAATGTATAAGGACTTCAAGGATTATGGTTGGAATGTAAGTCAATACTGTCATCGAATATATTCTGGTAGAGAAAAGACAAATGAGAATCCTGTTACAATTACAACATGGCAATCAATATACAAACTCAAGAAACCATTCTTTGATGGATTTGAAGTTGCAATCGGTGATGAAGCACATCTATTCAAGTCTAAGTCTCTTGTAAGCATTATGACAAAGATGAATGATGCGAAGTATCGTTATGGGTTCACTGGAACATTAGACGGATCACAGACTCATAAGTGGGTATTGGAAGGACTGTTTGGACCATCATACAAAGTAACTCAAACAAAAGAACTGATTGATAAAGGTCATCTTTCTAAGTTACAGATTCGAGTTCTAATACTCAAACATGAGGATCAAAAGTTTGATACCTATGAAGATGAGTTACAATATATCATAGGACATCCAAAGAGAAATCGATTTATAAGAAACCTAGCAGTAGATCTAAGAGGTAACACTTTAGTTCTTTTTAGTAGGGTTGCTACCCACGGTCAAATACTATTCGATTCTATAAATAGTTCCGTAAAGGATGGTCGAAAAGTATTTTATGTTCACGGTGGAGTTGAAGCAGAGGAACGAGAAGAGGTCAGAACGATCACTGAAAGTGAATCAAATGCAATCATTGTTGCCTCTTACGGCACCTTCTCAACTGGAATTAACATTAAAAACCTTCACAACGTCATCTTTGCATCCCCGTCAAAGTCGAGGATAAGAAACTTACAATCCATTGGTCGGGTTCTTAGGAAAGGAGATAAAAAATCAAAAGCAGTTCTATATGATATTGCTGATGACATCTCTTATAAATCTCGTAAGAATTATACTCTCAATCATTTGGTAGAGAGAATTAAAATTTATAACGAAGAACAATTTAATTATGAAATTATACAAATCAGTTTAAGGAACAATGGATAAAGAAGAATTTCACGCAGTTTTAAAACTAGTATCAGGAGAGGAAATATTTGCCAAGGTCTGCCCCTGCGAAGAAGAAGATAAAACAATATTAATTTTAGATTGTCCTGTAATGTTTGAAAATATAACAATCCGTCACATCGGTGTATCTGCTGTGAGAATTAACCCGTGGTTAAAAATGTCAGACGACCCCACAGTAGTTATGAACATGGATAAGGTCATTACGATGACTGAAGTTCATGACAAACACTTAATTAAAGTGTATAATAGATACATTAATGAAAAAGATAAAGTTGGTAGCAAAAGTGATATCAACCAAAATATGGGATTCTTATCATCTGTATCTGATGCTAGAGTATTCTTAGAGAAGCTATATAAATCTAGCTAAAGTATCTCTGAACTCCTACAGAGTTATTATACATCAAAAACCACACCTTGTCAAGTACCTAAAAAAATGGTATAATAGAGACATGTAAAAAGAGGAAACTAATGAAATGGCCAGAGGAAAACGTAAGTCGGAACACTATGTTAATAACAAGCAATTTCTTGAAGCATTAGTTAACTATCGTGCTAAGTGCCAAAGAGCAGAAGAAGCAGGAGAACCAAGGCCTGTAATTCCTCGTTACATTGGGGAATGTTTCCTTAAGATAGCAAATCATTTATCTTATAAACCAAATTTTGTAAACTATATGTTTCGGGAAGATATGATCTCCGATGGTATTGAAAACTGTGTTCAGTATATTAAAAACTTCAATCCAGAAAAGTCCTCTAATCCTTTTGCTTATTTCACTCAAATAATTCATTATGCTTTTCTCCGTCGAATACAAAAAGAAAAAAGACAGATGGATATAAGAGGTAAACTGATAGAGAGATCTGGTTTTGAAGAAGTAATGACTGGTGATGGCGATCTTTCTAACTCATCTGATTATAATTCTATCAAAGAAAATATACAAACTAAACTTTATTCATGAAGATTGCTTTAATTACCGATACTCATTTCGGTGCAAGAAAAGCAAATACGGTTTTTCACGATTACTTTAAAAAGTTTTATGATAATGTATTCTTTCCTACTATCAGAGAAAGAAAGATTAAAAATGTAATTCATCTTGGAGATTCTTTTGATAATCGTAAGAACGTTGATTTCTGGGCACTCGACTGGGCAAAAGAAGTTGTATATGATAAACTAGAGGAGTGCAAAACTCAGGTCTATACTATCGTAGGAAATCATGATGTATATTTTAAAAATACAAATGATATAAATGCGATTGATGCTTTACTTACTTCATATAAAAATATAAAACATTATTCATCTGCAACTGAGGTTGATATTGATGGATTTAAAACTCTTCTATTGCCTTGGATATGCCAAGATAATTATGAAGAGTCACTTAGAACAATTAAAAATTCTAAATCAAAAGTAGCATTCGGACATTTAGAGTTAAATGGTTTTGCATTATTTCCTGGAGTTGTTCAGACAAATGCTCACATGGGAATGAATCCATCATACTTTCAACATTTTGATGTAGTTTTTTCTGGTCACTATCATACTAGATCAAATGACGGAAAGATATTTTATCTTGGTAATCCTTATCAGATGTATTGGAATGATGCAGATGA